AGACGGCTAACAGGGATACCGTCTTTGGTGCGAAAAATGACCTGTGAGCCGTTGTTGCCTGTATTGCTAACCGAATAACCGCCTAAACTCTCCGAGCCAACGGCGGCGCCTTCTGCAAAGCCTAAAACGGCATCAATGCCGCCTTGATGATAAAGCATTTCCACCTCATAAGCGGTGGCTTTTTTAACGTTATCAGTCTTGGCGGCATTTTCGTCAATTTCTACTGTCGCAACAGAAGCAATTACATCGGAAGCAATCTCGGCAAGGCGGGAAAATTCATCATCGGGAATGTTCGTACCCTTGAATTCGCCGTCATAATACGCTTTGTCGATATATGCCATAATGTAACCTCCAGATTAAGCAGGGGGATTTGTTCCGTCAGCAGTGAGCGTTTCGGGGTGCTTTTCCTTGATGTGCTTATCAAGGGCAGCCTGTGTGGAATATTCCTTGTCGCAGTGCGGACACTTAAACTTATCATCGGAACCCTTTTTAAGAGCCTCGATTTCAGCGTGAAGAGAATCGTTTTCCTCTTTCAGTCTAACGATTTCAGCGTGAAGCTCTGCGTTTTCCGCCTGCGCATCGTTATAGGCTGTGAGAAGGTCCTCTTTGGAGTTTGCCTTGCCCTTTTGGAGCACGTTTCCCTTTTCATCGATAAGGGAATAGCCAAGAGCAAGGAATTCATTTAACTTTTCTTCGGGGATTTTTCTCTCACAGTTTGCTCTTTTAACAAGTAACATACCTTAATCCCCCTTTACGCTTCGAGTTCATCCGAAATAACAAACTGAATTGCATCAGCCTTCTTGTTAAGGATGAATACGTCCTCGAAAGACTCCTCGAAGTAAATATATTTACCTTCGGAACCGGCAGAGGGCGGGTCGAGCTGCGAGAACTGATAGGAAACAGGGGTAATAACAGCGTTAGGATGAACAAGGAACATCTTAATCTGCTTTGCGGTTTCGCCTACTGTCCAACCAGCAGTGAAATCGTAAACTGTTGCCATAAGTTCGGGCGGAACAACAACCACTTCAACTTGGTCAAGGCTCTTAACCATTCTGTTGATTTCAGAAGTGCCGCCCTGTACATTGAAGTTGCGGGTAATCTGCTTTGCGTTCTTGATGAGTTCATCCACATCGGGAGTTACATAAAGAACACGGCCGTTGGGAGTAACACGCTTCTTTGTCATTTTCTTCATAAGAGAGTCAAAGACAGTAAGCACGTTCTCAATGGTAAGCGCAGTAGTGTCTGCGGTGTTGCCGAGTGCGGTCCAGTCTGCATAAATCTTGCTAACAAGATATGCATCCATTTCGGGAAACTTCTCTTCTTCGTTCATAACTCTTGTTATGTTCTGGATAGAAGCAACCTGATTAGTCTGGTCTACATCGGCAGGATGAACAAGGGTGCTCCATTTTCTCTGATTAGAGAGAGTTTTGGGCTCCCAAGCGTTATCATAGTTTCTTGTTGCGGTAGCAATAGTATCTCTGTTGCTATCCACACGACCGCCTACCTTAATAGACGGAATTTCGATGGTTTTGGCATTGGTCCAACGGTATCTACCGTTGTTAGGGGTAGAGTACAGTTTGCCAAAGTTAAGCACATAGGGGTAAGCCTGTTCGAGTGCTTGGCTGTACTGTTTAGCATAGTTAATTGCTGACATAAGTTTTTACCTCACTTTTAATTTATTTGGTTTCGGAAGGTGCGGAACGAACACCGGCAAAGCCGAAATTAAAGGGGTTTGCACCGCCGTTATTACCGCCGCCGTTATTACCTGTTCCGGTCGGAGCAACAAAATAAGGCGAATTGCCGAAACCTGCACCGCCTGCTCCACCTGCGCCACCATTGCCGCCGTCGCCCTGTCCGTCTCCGGTGGGGTCCGCTTCTGCTTTGAATGCCGCAGGGTCGCTCTTTTTAAGAGCTTCAACCCAGTCTTTGCCGCCCTGGAACTCTCCCGTTTTCTCATCGAGCTTAAAGCCCTGTGCCTTAAAGTCAGCAACCGCTGCCTTTTTAGCGAGTTCAGAAGCAAACTCAAATTGAGAGAAGAATTTCTCGGTGGCGTGGTCGAGTGTTTGGTCTGCTATTTTCTTCTGCAAGTCAGCAGTATCTTTATCATACTTGCTTTGCAGTTCGGTCAGCTTGGTATTAAGAGCCTCACTGTTTCCAGCCTGTTCACGCAAAGTCTTAATGTCTTTGTCGCGGTCTGCGATTTGGATCTTAAGACCATCACGCTCGGCGGTAAGGGTAGTCAACTGCTGTTCCTTGGCGGCAAGTGCATCTTTGCCGGCTTGAATGTCTTTGCCGTTTTCATCCATAATGGAATCAATGACTTCCTTTGTGAGTTTTACACCATTTACCTCAATAGCCTCTAAAAACTCTCTTTTCATAACTGTGTCATTCCTTTCTTTCCCGATACGCTATTTTTACGAGGGCGCCCTCTGTCGGTCCCACATTTTTACGTCCGTAGGTAGACTGAATTTTTAATATGAAAAAAGCACCGTGCTATAAACACAGTGCCTAAATCAACAAATATTTTGAAATATAAAAAGCACTCCGAATTAACAGAGTGCTTTAAGGTTTAATTGATTATATTAGAGCAAGTTTCGGAAAACCCTACAAGACTTATCTTTTTTGTTTATATCAAAAGAAATACTGCCTTCGGGTTGATAATTGAAATCCTTATTGTCTATGACCTCTTCCTCTGAAGGTAAGAGCGACACCAAACAAAATACAATTCTTACGGTAGAATCGTTGTCATAAAAAAGAGTGCATATATCTTTTTTGTTTTCGTTCAACCATTCCTCGCCGTGCATTTCTAACAGCGCTTTGGCTGCTATCTTTTTGTATTCTTCCAATTATTTCACCCCCAAAATAGAGTTAAACCAATCTTGCTCATCTGCGGTAAATGTGATTACATTACCTCTTAAATCAATTATACTACTATTTTTCTGCCATGTAAAGTGTTTTAATGCCAAAACGTCTTCTTTTGAGGCAGAAATCCTTGTAACAGTAGGATGTGAGTGTCCCACCCATTCCCACTTATTGTCAATAACTTCTTCTTGAAGCGTTTTGCCTATGTTGCACGAACTATATCCGCCTCGTAATACGATACTGTTTTTGCCTTTTGTGAATAAAGCAAATTCACACTTGGATTTTGCAGATAATGCGGCTAAATCATCGAGCGAAACGTCTTTCTTTTTAACCTTTATAAATGCCCCTTGGGACGGGAGTTTATCGAGAATACGTTGCTGATGCTCTTTGAGTTCCACAGTACCGCTTTTTAAGGCGGCTAAATACTCTTTATATTGAGCGTTTTTAGTCCTTACATCAATAGTCCTTTTTGCCGAATGAACAGCCTTTTGACTAACGCTACGATTAAATGCATTGGTTTGCAACCTATCTTTCTGCGCAGGCAAACCGGTCTGCTTGCAGAAATCAGCGTATTTTGCTTCGTGACCTTTCATTTTATAAGCCAACAAATCAAATTCGTTTTGCATTGAAGTTTTTAGTTCTTCGTTATCGGCATTTTTAACGGCTTCGTCATATCCAGCCAATCGGCGCCGTTCATCCCTTATTTGCCGTTCCATAGCACGTTGCTTTTGTTCGGCTTCATATTGAGGGATTTCTTCGCCGTTATACATAACGGTCTTATCCTGGTAAGATTTCAACTGTTTATCGGTATAGGCTCTTGTGCTTATGCCTTCAACAAAAGGATACCAGTCGTGGCGGCAATTAACGCCCTTAAAGCCTGTTGCCGTTCCGTAGCCTATATCGGTTAATGTTAAGTAGCCTTTTCTCTTACCTTCAATACAAACGATTTTACCTTGCCAACTTGCGTGTTCGGGTCGAGCTCCGCCGTGTGCCGTTATTTCCATAAGGTTTGTGCCGAGTTCTTTTGCATTAGCAAGACTTATTTCTCCCGTTGTTTGACTAACACCGGTTAAAACCGCTCTGCGAACTGCGGCCTCTACGTTCATCCTTGCCCCCGAAGCATATTCAACCATACCACCTTGTGATATGGCATCATCGACAGCGTGGCGAATTGCTGTGTTGTAGTCGAATGCACCGCTTGTTATTTCCATTTCTGCCAAAGCGCACGCTTCTATAAACGCTGTCTGCGCAGATAAAGCGGTTGTTTTGGTAAGGTTTGAAATTAAGCCGTTTGTTTTGGCTATTCCCGCTGATAAAACTTGCAACATAGCAGGAGACGCTTTTAACGGAATAGGGGTTTTGCCCGCAGATTTATAAATCTCATCGTCAAAATCCTTTGATGTTATTCCAGCGTCCTCAAAAATGGCTTTTACGGCGGCTTCGGATGAGTCGGAGTATTCAGCGACCTTTGAAATTACATCGTCATACAGGAGCCCTGCTTCACGCTCAACGGCAATTTGCCATTTTGCACCTTCGGTTACATATCCCGTCTTAACTATCCTTCGAGCAATATCACGAGTAATAGATTCATTAAGACGGCTATACAATTTGATAATATCATCGGTGCAATAATTGTAATATTCCGGTGTAAGCATTGCTCAACCCCCTTTGTATTATGTAAGTCCAAACGGGTTTTGAGTCTTTGCTTTTTCAGCCTCTTGGTCTGCGATAACTTTCTTTGCAGTTTCTTCGTCTTCGCCGTACCATTTAACACGATATTCCCATTTTTGCATTAGTCCCATGCGGACCTCGTTCATATCACGGGAACGTTCAGCCTCGGCATCCACCACAATGCTATCATCCCAAACGCAATTAACCTCATATGCACCCTGCGGCGCAAGATTATAAAGCGTAGCATATACATCCATTGCGTAAGCCAAATCTTCTATGGCTGTCTGCAATGCCATTTGTATATCGGTTATTGTGGAATATGACCGTTGTTTTGAAGTAATAATTTCGGTTGCGGTTTTGTCAACGTTCTGCGGATCGGATAATGTTCCGTAGGCAAGACCGGAATTAAACTCAATTTTTTGCAGAATAGCGTTTAATCCGTTTAGCAACGAAGTGTCACGCAGCGAAGGAGAGAATGTTTTAAATAGTTCCGAACTCTTGGAAACATCATCCAGCGTATTCGGTCTAAATAATCTTTCTTTTCCTTCCGGGAGAATAGGTTTGCCGTTCTTATCTTTTTGGAAAGCTTCTTCGCTTGCATCAATAGCAAGTTCGCCGCCTTCAAATTCCCAAAGGAAACGCTGATACTGTTTATCGGCATCCTCAATAAGATTTACCGAGCGAGAATATGTCGAAACGCCCAAAGGGGAAGTTGGGTCTATCGTATTTCCTAACGGTATGCGGAAATAAGCAAATAAAGGTTGTTCCGTATTTGCAATGTCCTGTTTAGGCTTTAATTCTGCCCATTCTGGCACCTCTGTAAGACTAACCTCTGTGCCTCTATCATTTATGGATGATGAGCGGTAGGCTTTGTTGGTTACAGTGTTAATTCCATTCTTAAATTCGTGCCGTTCTACACGATGATAAAAATGGCTGCCTTGTTTTTTGTGCTCTACAAAATCGCAAGCAGTAATTTTTCCTTTGCTATCAAAAGCAAGGGGCAAGAAATCTGTTGCTTGAACACAATCAATAGCAATGGTATCGCCAACCACATAGGGTTTAAGCATAAGGCCGCCACCGGCACAACCATATTCGCAATATAAACGCATTTTACTGCGAAAAGGCTTAAACTGTTCATCAAGAAAACTTGCTCGTTGTGATAAATTATTTTCCTTGTTTTTAGCAGGGCAAACAATGTCGACCTTCGCTTCAAGAGTTACAAGACGTGCAAGTTCCGAAGCAATGGCAGCAGGTAAACCGAGCGACCGATTATTTTTTGCGAGCCAAGGTGCTTGACCGACATACATATTCATCCAGCCTTCGATAGCATTACTCATTTCGCTCGATACAAGCGATCGTGTTTGTTCTTCTGTCGAAGTACCAGAATTAAAAAAGTTACTCATAAAACCCACCACCTTATTAAAAATATTTTTTGTAATATCTCCAAAAGCCATTACCACTCCTCCTCTCCTTTGAGTTTCATTGTCGGGAGAAGTCTTTTAATGACTCTCTCGTATGTGTATTCAAAGGCATCCAAACTGTCGATATCCGATGTACCATCATCTAATCGCTCTTTTTCAAGACTTTTTGGATTCCATATAGCCGTTCCAATGGCTTCAAGCAACGTCTTACAGTCTTCGGTATAATAAAACCTGTTCTGTGCAGAAAGCGAAACCAAGGCGAATATACGGTCATTTATAACCTCTTTTCGAGCGTTCTTTACGGGGATATTTCCCAACTCCGCATCTATCAAGGCTTTTTTAATACCTCGAATTAGCACCGACTCGGCGCTATCGGGATATATAGCAGAAACAAATCCATATTTATCCAGGATTCGTTTAACAAACATAACAACTAATTGCCCTAATCTATCGGGGTCTATTTCCTCGATGTCTTCCAGGTGTTTTTCAGAAGCGAGGGCAATAAGTTTTTCATAGCCTTCGGTAATTCCCGAAGCCACAAAAGCGTGTGCCGAACCTGTGCCGCCAAAGTCAACACCAATATTGATAGACATAAACTTTTGTTTGCCTAATTCATCGGGCAACATTAAATGCTCTTTGCGTTCGTTATTCGTTGCTGCATACTCGGCCGCAAGGCTACGATAAATAAGACCTTCCGCAATACAGCGAATACCGAGTATATCACGCTGAAACCAAATAGAGCCTTCTTCATACTGACTTATAAAAGCGTTTCGGCTTTGCTCCGAAATGTTTGCGTTGTCAAATATGGTAAAATGCTCATAGTTCATACCGCCAAGCAGTGTACCTGCGGTATGTTTTTCTTGGTATTTGTCGATATACTCGGTATAAATCGGTGCTTTTGGATGGTCGGGGTTTAAGTCCCAAAAGAATTTACGCCGTTTCGATGCAAGAGTACGGTTAAAAGCCTCTTTTATCGTATTATCGTGATGTAGGTTGACCTCTGTTGCTATCCACATCCCGTAAGAGTTACCACGTATCTTCTTAAACGATGAAGCAAGAGCCGCACCGGAAAAGATAACTATTTTTTGCTTAAAGTGTGTTTTAGGACCACAAATGACAAGACAATCGTTGCCCTTATATTTTCCCCAATGGCATTGCCCTCTAAATATAGCTTCCAAACCGAAGCCGTTGGCATCGCCTATATTGAGTTTAGCGTTGGCAGCCGTAGAGCCTGTGGCAAGGTGTATCTTGTCGGGGCAAGTTTGCAACTCGTGAGCAAAAGCGTAAACGTTATCTACGGTTTTACCGGCACGAACTGCGCCCTCTGCTATGTTGTAGGTGTTATCAACACATTTGCGGATGTATTCGATATGCTTCGGACCGAAATTAAACGGAACAGTCTTTTTCTTATGGTATTTTTTAGCCATAGATTACACCATCCGTTTCATCAGTGTCTTCTATCTCGATATCATCCTTTTCACGAATAAGAGCAAGACGCTCTTTTTCGATATTTAATTTTGCTAATGCAGTAATCGCCTTTGTTTTGGCGTTCTGTATCCTTGTAAGTTCAGCCTCTAATCGAGCCAAAGCCGTGTCTTTGCTTTCGGTCAATGTATGAAGCG